CCACGACATCGCGGTGGGGGAGGAGTACGGCGCGAAGGACCGGGGGCTCAGCTCCAAGGGGAGGTACGCCCTGATCGCGCACTGCTACCGGGAGGCGGCCCAGCGCTTGGGCGAGATCCCCTCGGTGGTGCAGGCGGTGACCTGGGTGGTGTGGCGAGACCGCCTGGTCGGGACGTCCACGAGGGGAACTCTGTTCGCTACCGCGGCCTAACTGTGCAAGTGTGACACGCCGAAACCGTCGGAAGACGGTCGGGGTGGGGTGGCTCCCGCCTCCTGATGATGGCAGCCATGAGTGTGAAGGTGTGACCGATGATCCCGACGAACGCAGTGCGGTGCCAGGACGACAACGGCGCGATCCTCTACCCGACCAAGCCCGGCACCCCCTACAAGTGCGAGACCTGCGGGGCGGGCCTGAAGCCCGGACAGTCCCCCGGCGTCGGCGAGTACTGGACCGAGAGCTACGGCTACCTCTGCCTCGCGGAGGTGGTGGAGGACGAGCGCGACACCGAGGAGGAGGTCAGCGACCTCTACTCCTCGATCGCGGTGTTCGCCCGCATCCTCGGCGACCAGATGACTGCGCACGGAGTGGGTGGCCACTTCACCTGCTCCGAGGCGGAAGACGTGGCCCGCGAGCTCGCCAAGTCCGGCCACAAACACGCCGCGATGACCTTCCTGGAGGGCCACGCCTACGGCGACGACGACCGGGACGACCTGCACACGGACATCGACGACTACGAGGCATGGGTCCTGGAGCTGGCAGACCAGCCCATCCCGACGCTGGTCGAGGGGCCCAAGGACAAGGCCGAGGTGGTGACCGAGGGCGAGGTCGTGAAGCACGAGCTGGAGGTGGTCACGACCGAGGAGCTGGTGGTCCTGCTGAACCTGCACTGAAAGGCGAAACCCCTTCGGGGGTCGGGCGGAGTGGATCTCCGTCCCTGATGAGCCAACCACCCAAGGAGACACCGTGCCCTACACCGTCGAGTGGACCGAGACCAGCCAGCACAAGCGCGAGCTGACCGACGAGGAGATGGCCGCACTCAAGGGCGTGACGGTCGAGGAGCTGGCCGAGCTCGAAGAGGACGAGCTCTGGGACGACCTGGAGGACGAGCTCGCGGCGCTCGACGACGACGGGTTCGAGGGCCTGGAGAGAGACATCAACGAGTGCACCAAGCACTGACCTGGCGAAACCGCACCCCCAGTTCGGGGTGGTCCGGGGTGGCTGGCATCCCCCCGCTGATGAGCCTGCCGAGTACATGAGGAGAACCGCAGTGACCCCCAAGTTCCGCACCCACGACCTGACCGTCCGCGACTCGAAGCGCACGGACAAGGCGACCACGCTGGCCCGCAAGGCGGTCCGTCAGAACAAGTACGAGGCCAACGAGGCGGTCGTCCGCATCACCGCGAACGCCTGATGTCCGAGGTCGACGAGCGGTTCGACCGCTGGACCGAGCGACTGCGCACGCTCCTCGCGAACACCGCCGAGGACGCCAGACAGGCCGCGATGGACGAGGCCATGGACGAGATGTGGATCGAGGACAAGAGCCTCATCGCCTACTGGGAGAACTGCATCGACGGTTGCTGCCCGACCGGTGAGCTGGTCCTGGTCCGCCTTGTCCACCCGCAGGTCAGTGCACCCGCGATGGTGCGTGTCTTCCCTGAGCTCATCCGATCGTCCCGGACGCACCGGGCCGTCATCTTCGAGGAGAACTGAAGTGCCGCGCATGAGCGAGATCAAGAAGTACGTCACCGACCAGATCGCGCAGGACATCATCGACACCGCCTCCCAGGGAGGGATCACCTACTGGGCGACGGAGCCGACCGACGAGGAGTTCGCCGGCCTGCCCCACGGTAAGAAGTGGACGATCGTCGAGGGTGTTGACGACACCGGTTGGGGCGGGGAGCGCGAGGTCGACGAGGTGCACTATCTCGACGCCGACCAGATCCGCGAGGCGTACGCCGACCTCCTGGCGCTTGACCAGGACCACGTGAACCGACAGATCCACGGGTACATCGTCGAGTCCTGGCTGGAGAGGGACGAGAAGCACGGCGTCGAGACGTCACACATCGACGCCGATGCGGCGGACGCCATCGTCCAGCTCGCCGCCCTGGGGGAGATTCGCTACGGGTGAGTGTGCAAGTGGCGCGTGTGATACTGTGACAACAGGGAGGCGAAACCGGGGGAGGCCCGGTCGGCGGGAGTGGATCTCCCGTCCTGATGAGCCAACCAACTGTGAAGGTGTGACCGATGGACATCATCGAGAAGATCGAGCACTACGACCCGCCGACCTTGGCCCGCCTCGCCAAGTGCGTCGAGCCTGACACCCGAGTGAGCGAGGGTGCCGACTTCCTCGCCCTCGTACGGGACACCGTGCTCCGCCTGTTCAAGGCGTACGGGGAGGTGGGCCCCTACCGGGAGGCCATCCAGGACACCGCTGCCGACATCGGGAGCGACGCCGAGGTCGGGGTGAAGTGGCGCCGGTTCGTGGACCTGAGCGCCTACAAGGAGAACGTCACTGAGGAGGGCACGCCCACCCCCGACACCCCCGAAGGGCACGCCGACCTGGCCCTGTTCTTCATCGGCTTCCGACTGGCAAGTGCACTGCTCACCGAGATCGAAGAGGGCTGAGACATGGGACGCATGAAGGACATCGCGACCGACCTGATCACCTACGAAGAGGGCTCCTTGGATGTGAGGGAGACGCTCGAACTGTTCGCCCTGCTGGTCAGAAGCGGCCTGGCCTGGAGCCTCCAGGGGTCCTACGGGCGCACGGCCAGCGAGCTGATGCACCAGGGCTACCTCACCCGTGACGGCAGGGTCACCGAGTTCGCCGAGTCCATGGTCGAGGAGCTGGTTGCGACGTGAACCTTCCCCGGCAGTTGAGTGCGCGGGTCGACACCAGTCTGGCCCGCGAGATCCGCACCCTTCGGCTCGCCGGCCTGAGCTACAGCCAGATGGTCAGGTGGGGAGTCACCCTCCTCGCCGACGTCTACCGGCAGGCGTGGATCTACAAGCAGGCGCCGCCGACCAAGAGCCCCGTCCTGAAGTCCTACGTCTACGCCCCGTACGACCCCACCCACCAGGGCCCGCCGTGGCTCGAAGAAGAGGAGACCAACCATGAAGACCGCAGCGAAGTACGTCCTGACGTTCCTGGCCCTGGCCCTGCTGGGCTCCCTGACCTGGAACTCGCCGGCCTCCGCCTCCGACGCGAAGCCGGTGACGCTCCCGGCCAAGGTGAAGTACGTCCCCGTGTTCCATCTGCCGACACGGCCCTGCTCTGAGGACAACACCGTCGTCCGTGACTGCTACTGGGACGGGGGCAAGCGCCTCAACGGCAAGAGCTACTCGTACTACATCGACCGCGCTGGCCTCGTGACGTACCTGAACCCCAAGCTCAACGACCAGGCCGCCCGGCTGAAGTTCAACGCCGCGCAGAGCAAGGCGGGCAAGGAGCACTGGGGTACCTACGACGGGCACCAGTTCTGCTGGGCCAAGGTCGGCGACACCTCATACGTCACGTGCTTCGACGGGTACAAGACGTCGACCTGAGTGTGCATGTGTGACAAGGCGAAACCTCCGGGAGGAGGTCGGCGCGGGATGGCTGCCCACGCCCTGATGAGCCAAGCCCAACGAGAGGAACCCGCAGTGACCTTCGAGATCGGTCCACGGCAGCAGGTCCAGAAGTACGCCGTCGCGGAAGGCGGGATGCAGGCCGGGCACACGGCCGAGATCCACAGCCGGGTCATCAACGGCAAGAAGTTCGTATTCGGCCGCTTCGACTACGACAACGGACTCCTCGCGGTCCAGGCCGTCGAGTTCGGCAAGTCGACTCGGGCGAACCCCGACATCCACTACTGGACGAACCGGGACGAGGAGTGACGCCAGCACGCAAGGCGAAACCCCCCTCGGGGGGTCGGCGAGGGATGGCTGCCCCCGCCCTGACGAGCCAAGCCAGTCGAGAGGACCACGACAGTGAAGTGCAGCGTCACCAACTCCAAGGGCGAGCAGTGCAATCGCGACGTGAAGAGGAACAACCTCTGCCCCGGCCACAACACCCGGATGGTGCGCAAGGGTGACGTCCTGGCCGACATACCCCTGCGTCCGTACACCCCTGGTCGTGCCACCGAGGCCCCGAAGTTCGGGCAGGGCGACACCGACGAGGAGCGGTTCTTCTCCCTGGTGGTCAAGACCAACGACCACTGGGAGTGGGAGGGCGGCATCACCAAGAGCACGGGCCTGGGCATGACGTCGCTGGAGAGCACGCCGAAGACCGCCGGCCGTGCCTCCTGGGAGCTGGCCTTCGGCCCGCTGCCCGAGGGTGTCCGGATCAAGCACGCCTGCGGCAACCGCCTGTGCGTCCGGCCCTCCCATCTGGCCGCCGTGTACCTGAACGGGGACACGTACGTGGAGTGGACCGAGGCCGAGCTCGCCGAGCTGGAGATCGCCGCTTGAGCCGCCAGTCCACCGGCTGGGAGTACATCCACGGAGTTCCGCGGTGGACCCCCACCGTGGAGAGCGCCATCTCCGAGCTGACCTACGACAAGTACGGCCAGGAGTACGAGGAGTCCGTGGCCAAGCTGATGGACATCGCACGAGCGGCACAGCGTGACTGCGCCGACCGACTGACCGAGGCAGGGCACACCGAGGCAGCCGCCCTGATCTTCCCCACCTACCCCGAGGAGCACTGAGTGAGTGAGCGCGTAGAGATCGGCACCGTGTACGTGGACTCCGGCACCGTCTTCGTGGGCGACCCCTGTTACACCGCCACCGGAGACGCGAGCAACCACATCAAGACCTGGTCCGAGTGGTGCGACAGGTCGCCCTTCGGCAAGGAGAAGTACGACGTCAACGAGCCCGCCGGCCACGGCCTGGGCCTGAGCATCCCGACCAAGTACGGGGACGGCAGCTACCCCGTGTACGCCGAGATCGAAGAGGGCCGAGTGGCCCGAGTGACCATCGACTTCGACCCCACCTATGAGGAGGACGAGCAGTGAAGATCGCCATCACGATCACGGTAGACGTCAAGGACCCGGCCGAGTGGACGCGGTCGTTCGGGGTCGAGGGGGCGGAGATCCGCCAGGATGTGAAGCAGTACGTCGGTGAGGCCGCGCGAGGACTGCGTGTGTGGGAAGAGGTCGAGGCGGAGGTGAGCTGGAAGTGACCGACCTGATCGTGGGACTCAGCGGATACGCGAGGTCCGGCAAGAACACTGCGGCTGACGCCCTGATCCAGCGCGGCTGGAGGCAGGCGGGCTACGCCGACAAGCTCAAGGAGTTCCTGTACCAGGTGAACCCCTTGATCCCTGGCTACTTCGGGGCCGGGAACCTGCGCCTGCGACAGCTCGTCGACTCGACGGGGTGGGACTACGCCAAGACCAAGTACCCCGAGGTCCGGTCCCTGCTCCAGCGCACGGGCACCGAGGCTGGCCGGCGAGTGCTCGGCGATGACGTGTGGGTCGAGGCCCTGTACGCGGACCACCATGACGCGGCCGGCCTGGTCGTGACCGACGTCCGCTTCCCGAACGAGGCCGAGGCAGTGGCCAAGCGGGGCGGCGTGATGATCCGGGTCGAGAGGCCCGGCGTGGGCCCGACCAAGGACAAGTACGGACGAGCCCACATCAGTGAGACCGCGCTGGATGACTGGCCCTTCGACCACGTGCTGGTCAACGACGGGTCGGTGGCTGACCTGCACGCCAAGCTGCACGGAGTAGCTGAGCTTGTGCAAGTGTGACTGTGTGATACTGTGACACTCACAAGGCCAAGCGAGCTCGACGAACTGCCCGATGGCACGACGATCGAGATCCTGGACAGGCGGGGCAGCCTCCGCACCAAGCGAGACGGCCACTGGCGAGACGCCAGCAAGGCACCCGAGTCCACATGGAACGTCTACGCGTACGTCAACGCCCGACGCTGGGGAGCGAGGGTCATCGAGAGAGGAACCAAGAAGTGAGCGACACCCTGAAGGACCAGGTCAGCGCTCTGATCGAGAAGTATCAGGGCAGCGAGGACGGCCGCCAGGCCACGCTCGACAAGCTCGTCGAGGAGGGGGAGTATGAGGGCACGTACGCCTACGACTCGGCCCTCACTGACAACGAGGGCGACGCGGCCGACGACCTCGCCGGCCTACTGCGTGAGCTGGGCGAGCTGGTCCAGGCCACCTCTTGAGGATCACCCCGAGGTCGCACGAGATCCAGAAGATCGTCGACCTCCTGGAAGACCCCACCTTCGGCAGCCCCGAGCAGATGGCCAAGGCCGTTATCAAGGAGGTGGGGGACATGCTCCAGATGCGAGACCTGTTCGCCCTCGTCCACACCTGGGCAGACGGTAGCAAGGGCCTGAACTTCGGACCCTTCGGCGCCGTCGCTGAAGCCGAGAGCTTCGCGAAGAAGGTGAGCATCGGAGGCACCGGCCGAGTGGTACCCCTGACGTCGTCGGGGATCATCCTCGCCAACGTGGAGGGCAGGCAGGACGGGTGGCCCGGCTACTGCTGGAACCCTGAGTGCGGGCACAGCCCCATCAACCATGCCATCGCGGGATCGAGCCGCGGTAAATGCCACATGGTGACGTGCAAGTGTGACTGCTTCGTCAAGGATGACCCGGCACTGAAGGCCAAGAAGAAGACCACGGCCCGCAAGGCGGGCACGGCGAAGGGCGTGAACGAACTGTGAGTAGCTGCAACTGGAAGCCGTGCGCGTGCGGGGACAAGCGGGACTTCCTGAACCACCACAACGCAGAGAAGGCGCTCGGCAAGGCGCAGGCCAAGCGGACCCGGCGCGCTGACGCCAAGGCCGGCACGAGGCGTGGGCTCAGGGTCGAGACGCGCACGTACGAGTGCGAGTACGGCGGCTTCCACCTGACATCCGAGTCCCGCGCCTCCTACGAGAACCGCATCAGTGCCTGAGAGAGGAGATCACACAGTGAACGGATGGGACTGGGTCGCGGAGGGTCAGCGCATCGCGGAGGAGACGAGGCGGATCGGCGAGGTCGACATCGCCTCCATCAAGGCCAACTCCCTCGTCTTCGAGGGGCCGATGGACCACCTGAAGGCGGCCGAGATCGGCGCCACCGAGACCGAGCCGGCGCCCAAGGTGGGTGGACTGGCCGGCGACCTGGCCGACATCGTCCGCGAGGTCGAGCTGTGCCGGGCCGGACACTGCGAGGCCGCGTACGCACAGAACAGCAAGGGCGGCGAGGCCCGTGACGTGGTGGGCCAGATCGCGAAGGCCGCGGGCGTGACGCTCAGCTCCGCCTTTATCCGCCCACTCGGCGGTGACGTCTGGAGTCCGGCGAACATGGCCCGCGCACTCACGGGCGTGCAGGAGCTGGTCGCTGAGAACCAGGCGCTCCGCGATGAGCTCGCCGCCCGCGACCAGAAGAGCAACTCCACCGCCCAGGCCCTGCGCAAGGCCCTGGCTGACCTCGAAGAGGGTGTGTAAGTGTCGCTGCCTATCGGACCGCTTGAGCCGGTCACCGACGAGGATGTCCTCATCGTCTACGGGTTCCATCAGGCCCGCCTCTACCCCGAGTTCGACCGGAACAGGGTCTACACCCTGCACGGGGTCGCCGCCTTCGGTCGGCTGAACGGACGCCAACCCAAGCGGGTGTTCCACACCGGCCTCGGCCTGAGTCGGGAGGCAGACCGACTGAGGCGTGAGCTCGCCGCTCTCGAAGGCAAGTACGGCACCAAGGTGCACCACGTCAACGAGCTCCACATGTACGACGAGCCGGCGGTGCCCAGTGAAGCGTGACAACCGCCCCGTGATCGTCACCTTCGCCATCGCGATCTTCATCCTCGGCATGTTGGCCGGCGCCTACATCACCAACCACGCCAACAAACCGCAGACCATCGAGGCCCAGGAGGTACGCACCTCGTGAGCCAGGGCCCCATCGTTAGCGTCGAGTGGCGCAAAGCCAAGTGGACGCCGGCCGAACGCGAACGTCTCGCCCGCATCCTTCTTGGGCCCGTGGCCAAGGAGAAGTGACGCCAGGTACAGTTACACACGGCGTCTGAAACGCCCCCCGCGCCCTTCTGGCCGGGGGGCTTCGCGCATTCTGTGCAAGTGAATCAGTAGGGGGATCACCATGCGTGCCAAGACACTGCCCCGGAAGACCAAGACCGTGCGGGTCGCCATCTACCTGCGCGTGTCCACATCCAAGCAGCTCGACGGCTACGGCCTCGATGTGCAAGACGCGCGATGCCGGGCATGGGTGGACTACCAGCTCAAGGGCACGCCGCACACCATCGTGGATGTGTACTGCGACGGGGGAGTGTCGGGCAAACTTGCCCACCGCGAAGACCTCGACCGACTCACCGCCGACATCGAAGCCGGACTGATCGACGTCGTCGTCTTCGCCAAGCTGGACCGCATCGGCCGCACGATGAAGAACATCCACCGCTGGGTCTACGACGTCACCGACTTCGGCGTGCGCGTCGCCACCGCTGACGGTCGCATCGACTCCGAAGACCAGATGTTCGGCATCCAGCTCTCCCTCCTCGCGTACATGGCCGAGATCGAGCACGCCCTGATTCTGGAGCGGACGATGGGCGGACGCATCCAGAAGATCGCCGGGGGCGGCTGGGCATCCGGCGTCCCGCCTTACGGCTACATGCTCGACGAGGAAGGCGAGCCCGCCGTCAACCCCGACGAGCTTGAGGTGATCTTCAAGAGCGCCGAACTCCTCGCCAACCAGCGGCTGAGTCGGGGCAAGGCTGCGGCCGAGCTGAATGAGGCCGGCTACCGCACCCGAACGGGCAAGCTCTGGGAGGGGAACAACCTGATCCTCCGCCTGAAGCTGGCCGTGCGCGGGTACGTCGACTTCAGCTTCTCGGGCTTCAACGAGGACGGCGACCCGATCACCACCTCCTACCGCGTCGAGCTGCCGCCCCTCTTCCCGGAGGAGAGCCAGCGCCAGGCCCTGGAGGACGCCCTGGAGGACATGAAGGGCACCCCCCGGACTTCGTACTCCAGCCACCTGCTCTCGGGCCATCTCTACAGCGTCTGCGGCTCCTCCCGGTACGGCGTCAGTCGCACCGACCAGGACGACTTCATCTACCGGTGCTCCAACCACGCCACGGCAGCCGAGGGGCACACCTGCAAGCAGATCGACGGCGAGGAGACCGAGGCGATCGTCTGGACCGAGGTCGAGAAGCTGCTGACCGACCCCGAGGCGATCAAGGGAGTCATCGAGAAATGGCTGGGCACCATCCCCGACCGCGCCGAGTCCTACCGGGCCCGCATGAAGGAGATCGAGGACAAGCTGCATCGCCTGCGCAACACCCGGCGCAAGAAGATCGCCGCCCTGGTCGCCTCTCTCGACGATGACGACGCGGACGACCAGGCCCTCCTCGCCGAGCTGAAGGAGGAGATCGCGAAGAAGGAGAAGGAGCTCCGCGAGGAGCAGGAGCGCATCGCCGAGTGGCTGGAGGAGGCCGAGCACAAGGAGGAGCGGGCTGACAGCCTGCGCTCGGTCATCGACCGTGTCGGTGCCAACGTGCAGAGCCTGACCAAGGACGACAAGAAGGGGGTCCTGGAGCTCCTGCGCATACGCGTCGACATCGTTGGGGACAGCGTCTCCGGGCAGAAGGGCGGCAGCAAGGACCCGATGCTGGAGTGGCACCGCGAGCAGGGGATCGAGATCCCGCTCGGAGTCTCCGACGAGCAGTGGTCCCGCATCGAGAGCATCCTGGCAGGAGGGCGTAAGCCCAAGGCGGAGGACCGGCCGTGCTTTGAGATGCTGCTTGAAAAGCTCCGAGAGAAGAAGGGGTGGCACGACTACGACCATGACGAGCGCATGGGCGGGAAGGGCTGGGGGTACTTCTACCGATCCGGTCGCCGTTGGTTCATGGATGGCATGTACGCCGCAGCGCTGGAAGAGATGGGTCCGTACGTCGGGGTGCCTGCACCCGATGGCTACACTCTGCCTCCTATGAAGATTTACGGTGTCATAGACGACTCAGCGGAGGAAGTAGTGAATCCGTCGCAAGAAGCAGTGAAAGCTGAAGCGGGTGGGCGTACTCCTTCCACCAAGGGCATCCGCTCGACCACTTCAGGTTTCGAGTTCGAGATCGCGAGCACGAAGTCTGCCTGACCAGGCAAACCAGGCGGCACCAAGGCCCTCTCCGTAACGCGGAGGGGGCCTTCTTGCTGTTCGCTTGCCTCGCCTACTACCGCAAGCCGTACGCTTACAGGGAGGTGATTCGATGTCGCTCCAAGAGAACGTCCGTAGCCATCGGCGCCGAGCAGGGTGGACCCAGGAACAGCTCGCCGAGGAAGCCGACCTCTCGCTTGGTACGGTCCGCAAGGTCGAGCAAGGCGGCAGCGTCTCGGTCGAGACGATCCACGCCCTGGCCCGAGCTCTCGGCACCACGACTTCCAGCCTGTTCGCATCCGAGGCGCCGGCCCCAGTCCATGAGGCAGAGGGTGACGGCCCAAAGCTGACCGAGCTGCGCCGCGCGCTCATGCCGCCAGTCGGCCTGTCCTCCACGCTCACTGAGCCCACCGAGATCCGAGACCTCGTCTCCATTCAGCGGGACATCGACGACTCACACTCCCTGTATCAAGCCGACCGGTACGACTCCGTTGCGAGGGCCCTGCCCGGCATTCTCCGGGCCGCCGAGACAGCCGTCGCCCTCAGCGAAGGGGAAGCCCGTCAACGGGCCGTGATCACACGTGCGGGGGCCTTCCTGCTGGCCGGTAAGTACCTCACCCAGGTGCGCCGGTACGACATGGCCTACCACGCCCTCTCCCGAGCCATCCTCGACGCTCGCGAGGCCGGACAGGTCCAGCTCGCCGCGACCGGCGTCGTCGGCATGGGCTGGCTACTCCTGCGACAGGACCGCTTCGACGAAGCCGAGCAACTGGCCGCCACGACCGCGCAGGAGGTCGAGCCGCCTATGTCCACCGCCACACCGGGTCAACTGGCCGTGTGGGGAGAGCTCCAGCAGCGCGTAGCCTCCGCCGCTATACGGAACAACCGCCCGGACGTCGCCAAGCAGGCCCGCCGCATGGCTGCGCAAGCCGCGAGCGGGCTGGACGCCGAGCACACCGACTTCCGCGAGCACTGGTCCTCGTTCGGGCCCGTCACGGCCGAGACTAAGCGGATCGAAGACCTCTCCCTCATCGGAGACGCCCGCGGAGTGCTCAACGGGGCCGACGACGGACCGGTCGGGGCCAAGGGGCTGAAGAAGCTCGGCCGGCCGAGCCAGAACAACTGGGCGAGGCACCGACTCGACGTCGCGCGGGCTCACGTCCTGCTTGGCTCGCACCAGGACGCCATGGTTGAGCTGACCGGGGTCAAGGCGGAGGCGTCGGAGTGGCTGACGCACCAGTCGATGGCCCGTCACGTAATGCGGGACATCCTCACCCACCGCAAGCGCACGCTGACCCAGGACATGCGCGACATGGCCGTCCACCTGGGCGTTGCCGGGTAACTACCATGCTCCGTGGTAGTTCTTGACGATCAGTCACAGAACTACCACGTTGCGTGTCTGGGCTGGCACGAGTAGCCCTCGTACCGTCGGATCATGGCCACGACGGACGATGAGACAGCGACCCTGAAGCCGGAGGACTGCGAGCTCGGGTCGGCGGTATGGGATATGAAGCGCGATGTGCCCGGCGTCGTGATGGGGCACCTGGGAGGCAGGGTTCAGCTCCGCGCGGTCTCCGGAGGCAGGGAGTGGGACGCCAAGGAGCTGCGCAAGCTGACGGGGCGTGAGGAGATGCGCCTCCACTTGGCCGCACGCAACGAGGCGTCGCGGAGCGGGCTGTGAGCGGTGCAAAGGCGATCCTCCGGCACGAGACGTGGACCCTGATACCGGACCGGGAGCCGGACGCTGAGCCCGTGACGCACAAGATGAAGTGCGGCGTGTGTGGCGAGGAGTCAGGGGAGGACGGCTCGTGGGAACCGCCCCAGTCGTGGGTCCTGGAGCACTGCGGGAAGAACCCCTCGCACCACTCGTACTCCGAGATCATCACCCGTCCGTGGCGGACCTTCATGCACAACCCCTGAGACCGACCCCGCCCGAGCGTCGTCCCCCGTGGCGCTCGGGCGGGGTCTACCACTCCCCGCTCTCCAACGGCTTCCGTCGTGGATGGGCGGGGCCGGCAAGTTCATCGGCAAGCGACGAGATGAGGACGCATGACGCTCACCCTCGAAACGCCCGTGGTCGCCCGGACCCGCGACCCCAAGGAACTGCTCAACGCTGTGCAGCCGCACGTTCAGTACCTGCCCATGAACGTCGCGGACGGCGGCACCCTGTGGGAGCGGGAGGTCGCCCTCCTCCTCCGCGACAACACCATGGTTCGCGACATGGCCGAGCGCATCCTCGGCCAGGCAGTCGCGTACACGGTCGCGACCATGGAGCACAAGGACGTACACCTCGGCGTCGGCAAGCTCGTCGACATCGGGGTGCACCAGCTCATCCTCGACACGCCGGTCTACTTCGCGATGTGCGACATCTACAACGGAGGTGCGTACCGGCACCACGCGCCGTTCATCGAGCGCCGCAGCGACGGCCTGTGCCTGAGCACCGCGGACTTCCTCCGCGAGAACGGCTGGGCGGTCGACGAGGAGCTGTGGGCGATCGACGGCTCCGACTGCTCGCCGTGCGACAACAAGGTGCCCGACAGCCACTGATGCCCGATACGGTGCCCCCACCCTCGCGATGAGGGGCGGGGGCACTGTCCGTTCGTACCACCGACAGAGGAATCCATGCCTGTACCTCACGACCTGGTCGCCGAAGCTGAACTGTGGGACTCCTACGCTGCGTCGGCGTTCAAAGACGACGCTGAGCCGACGTTCTGCTGGACGCAGTACGCCGGCCACGGCCCCGGCCCCGAGCTTCTGGGTGGGCCCTCGACCGTGCTTGAGATCGGCTGCGGCACTGGCCGCGCGCTGGCGTATCTCGCCGCCAGGGGCGTGAAGGCGCACGGGGTCGACCTGTCTCCGGTCATGGTCGAGAAGACTCGGGAGAAGTGGGACGGCGTGACGTTCCATCAGGACGACGTCTTGCAGTTCCTCGCGTCGCACGAGGACACGTACGACGCGGTCTATTCGATCTTCGGAGCCGCCTGGTTCGCCGACCCGGTCCCGCTCTTCCCGCTGGTACGCGCTCGGCTCAACCCTGGCGGTTGCTTCGTGTTCTCCCAGCCGCCGGCCATCCCTGGCGCTTACGGGCCGCAAGGGATGTACAAGGGGGGCTTCGCTGGTAAGGCGATGTTCACCTACCGGTACAGCTACACGCCTCGCGACTGGGAAGTCTTCCTGAAGGAAGCCGGGTTCGAGAAGGCCGAAGCGCGGGTCCTCGATGCGCCCACGCCCGGCCACATCGGAACGCTGATCGTCGAGGCGCAGGCAGCCTGAGTTACGGAACGAACCGCAGCGGGCGTTGAAGCACTGGGGCGGCCCCCAACTACGCGAAACCCCCTGGCCAGTTGGCCGGGGGGTTTCGTTTTGCGATCAAGGTGCTGCGTTGCGTACGGTAGTAGCACAAAGAGCCCGGCCTCCCAGTGGAGGCCGCTCAAGCCCCGGACCCGGTCCTTTCGGGGCTTAAGTGAGGACACGTAGGTCCCTCACCGCGCCACCTACCGTGAGCAGTACCCGAGTTTTGCCGCGACTGGACTACCGCGACGTAACTCGACCACCTCCTCAGGAGGCTTTGTACCCGTAGGGGTACGGACGCCTGAGGAGCACCACCAAATTCGGTGGTCGGTCGAGACGTCGTGACGCTCACCGGCCACCTTCCGCGACAGGGAGGGAAACGAGAAGTGAGCGGGAACAGGAAAAGGATTCTGGCGCTGGTGTTCGGTGCGCTGGTGTCCGTGGTCGTCGCGCTGGTGTGGGGCCTCGTGCTTCGGGCGTTCGATGATGTGGTCCTCAACTGCGTGAAGGGTGGCGCCGCCGCCGGAGGGGGGACGTTCGTGGTGTGCGTCGCGATCATCGTGCTGTTCCCCTTCAGTGATGACCCCGGGGTGGGCCTGCCGCCCCAGGTGCCGGCGCCGCCGAGGACGCCGACCGCCTGAGTTACGAAACGACGAAAGACCCCCGGCCAGGGGGCCAGGGGGTCTTCGCGTATTCGGCTACGTCAGCCGTTGAGCTTCTTCTGGATCTTGACCTGCTCCTTCAGCAGCTTCGTCTGCTTCTTGGTCTGCTTCTTCGTGGCCTTGGTGTAGGCCGCGGTGCGCTCCTTGTCGGAACGGAAGTCGACGGCGCCGAACGTGCTGAGCGACAGCGTCTTACGGATGAGCCCCATGGAGTGTCCCCCTCCCCTTGCGTGCAAACCGTGAGTGTAACGTGCACGTTCCGTGTGGTAGAAGAGGGGTTCGCAGGTCAGTGCACTGGGAGGGTGTTTCGCTACCCCAAGAGACGACCGCCACTGCGTCACTCACACACTTGGTCCGCTACAGCGGACGTCCGGTCAGCTCACCGAGCACCACGATCAGGCGCTTGAGCGTGCCCGCGCTGTACGCGGCCAGGTCGGACAACACCTTGACCTGCGTCGCCAGCTCCTCGGGGGTGGGCGCTGGCTTGGCGAGGTACGCCAGGCTCAGGTCGATGCGCTGGTCGAGGTAGACGATCGCGTCCTCGGCCTGCGCTCGCAGTCCGTCGAGCGCCATCCGCTTGTCGCGGCTGGCAAGCTCCTCCTCGTTGTACGGGCGGGAGTAGACGGGCCCGTTGCGCCAGTAGTAGGTCAGGGTCGAGTCGTCCCAGAACTCCATGTGGAACTTGCTCATCCCCGCCGGGGGCTCAACACCCTCGATCGGCTCCACCGCTGTCTCACTCACTCGGTTCGTCCTCCAGTCCGTCGTATCCGTCGATGTACTTCTCGCCGTTCAGCCAGGCCGTGACCTTGCCGACCGCCCGGTCCGTGCCCTCCTGGGCTGCGGACTTCTTCACGCCCCGGTGGGCGCCGATCTCGTCGTAGCCGTAGTCGAGCCCGTAGCGCAGGACCAGGGACTGCCGCTCGACCGTGGTGAGCTCGGTCCGTTTCCACGCCTGCTTGATGTCGGCGATGTGGACGAAGAGCGGGCTGCCCTTCTTCGGGTCCTTGTGGCCGCGCGGCATGTCGGCGTCGGGGACGAGCTCGCCCTTGATGCCGTAGGCCGCCGCGGTGTCCCAGACGGCCGGCATGATGTGCTCGACGAGAGCGCGGTTGTAGCAGGTCACTCGGCCTCACCGAAGGCTTCGAGGTTGGCCTCGAAGGACACCTGCTTGGAGCGGTGCTTCTCCTTGGTCAGGTGCTGGTCGCGCAGGCGCTGCGTCAGCCACCGGTTGAGGGCTCCGGGGCCCAGGTCGAGGGCGGCCCTCGCCTTACTCGGCCTCGTGGCCATGAGGACCAGGGCGTCCTGGTAGGCGTCGTCGTACTCCAGCACGCTGGGGTAGTTCTCGGCTGCCTTGCGGGCCGCCCGCTGGGCGATCCCGTCCGTCTCCTCGGTGACGACCGACCAGTCCGGCCGCTCGTCGGTGCTCGTGCTGAACTCGGTCTCGATCAGGTTCAGGGTCACGCGTTTACTACCTCCTTCACGGGCACTCGGCCCTTGCTGGTCACTGCGACGATCAGTCCGGGGGCGCCCTCGGCGCCCTTGTTGTGCCGGAACCACGTGGACTCGGACTCCATCGACGGCACCTGGATGAAGGTGCGCGGGCCGTCCGCTTCGATGAACTCGTGGTGCAGGTGGCCGGCGAGGAGTACGTCCGCCTGGTGCATGGCCGACTTGCGGCCGAACGCCTGGCCCTTCCACCACTCGAAGTGCTTGCCGGGCCTGAACTGGTGGCCGTGGACGTGGGCGACGACGGTGCCCGAGCACTCGACGACGACGCTCAGCTCGTCCGTGTCGGGGACGAAGAACTCGACGTGGCCGAAGCGCTGGGGGTTGAGGTCGGCGGCGTCCTTGACGGCGATCAGGGACTCGGTGTCGTGGCTGTCGTCGAAGCGGGTGACGCCCTTGCCCATGAACCGGACGGCTTCACCGTGGTTGCCCGGCACCGCGGTCATGGTCAGGCGGCTGCACATCGGCGCGAAGAGCAGGAGCGCGTGGAGCATCACTCGGCGGGTCAGGCGGATCTGCTCGTTCAGGGTGAGCGGGGTTCGCCAGGTGTTGGCGCCGCCCTGCGAGACGAAGCCTTCGATGTGGTCGCCGAGCCAGGGGATGTGGACGTGACGGATGTTGAAGCGGAGCCGGTACTCGGCGAGGAGGTCGGCCGCCCTGCTGAGGCAGGCGATGGTCCGCGCGAGCGTGCCCTCGACTCCGTCGCCGTCGATCTTGCCGAACTGCATGTCGCCGAGGGCGACGATGAAGGTGTACTCCTCGCCGTCCCGGACGAACATGGTGACCGGGTCAGGCGGCGTGGAGTCGATCGTGGCGAGGAGCTCGTCGAGCGGAAGCCCTCGACCCTCTGTGACACTTGCACACCGGGCGAAAGAGAAGCGGGTGGACACGCCCGTGTCACCGTTGGCCATCGTCCACTCCGAGGAGCGGAAGCCGGTCACGGTCCACTCGGCAGGGTCCAGGCCCTGGTTGCGGAGCACGTCGGTCGCGGCCGACTCGGTCTGCTCGAAGGTCTCGGCCCGGACGGTCACGTCCGCAGCATCGCCCTTGACCTCGATCTGGCGGGTGAAGTCCTTGTCGGGGTCAGTGGTCCGGGCGGGGACCGCGGGGCCGACCGGCTTGGCGAGGAGTCCGTCAAGCAGCTCGCTCACTGGAGCCTCCTTCCTGCCGAAGAGATCGGCGGTATGTGCGGATGGTGGTAGCGGACACGTCGTGTCCGTGGATGCGGAGGATGGACGCCAGCCAGTCGGCCGAGGTGTCACCGATCAGGTGGGGGACCAGCGCGTCCCGCTCCTCCAGAGTCAGGGCGGAGTAGATGTCGATCAGGGTCGGGCCGGGCGTGCCGGGCAGCTCCATCAGTCGAACGCCCCGAGCTCCGAGGCCCAGTACATCTGGACCAGCTCGAACGTCTCCTCCTTGGTGAAGCCCTCGCCCCGCAGGGCCGCACGCAGGTCGCCCACGATGGACGCGGCGCGCTTCGTGCTCGCGAAGTGGTCGACAACCGGCTCGACGCTCACGATCTCGATCTCCTCGAACTCCTCGGGGGACTGGCCTCCGGGGTTCACTGGGCACCGTCCAGCTTGACGACCTCGTCCAGGACCACGGCGGAGAGCTGGAGGAGGGAGTACCGGCGCTCGCTGGGGTTGAGGCCGGCCAGGGCCTCGAAGGCGAGCGAGAGGACCAGGGCGTCGAACGTGCCCGAGTCGGCGTACTCGCGGCCCCATGCGGCCGAGCGGCGGTCGTGCACCGCGGTGCGGTTCTTGGGGACCGGCTGCACGGCGAAGTCGCCGAGGTGCTTGGCTGCGGCTTTCATGTCGGTGATGGCCCGCGTCATCGGGTCGGGCTTGCGGCTGGTCTTCTTCGGTTCCTGCGTCTCGGTCTCTGCCACTGTCAGTCCTCCTTCTTCTGCACCAGGGAGAGCACGTGCTCGGCCCCGTGTGCCATGTAGGTGTCGGTCACGTCGGCCTTCAGGCGCACGGCTTTGGCGGTGCGAAGCTGACGGGTGATCTTGCCGGTGAGCTCGGCGCCCGCGTCGTCCGGGTCGGCCCAGGTCCACACGCGGTTGAAGCCGGCGAGCATCCTTCGATGCCGGCCGAACCACATGTTGGCGCCGGGGATGGCGACTGCGTGCAGGCCGAGCTTGTTCAGGATGATCGCGTCGAGCTCGCCCTCGGTGACGTGGATCTCTTCGCCCGCTCGGTGGACGGCGCCCACATGGAACATGCGGGGGATGTCGTCCTTGATGGTGTTGTACTTGCCGTGGAAGTAGTCACGGTGGTTGTGCTCGGACAGGCACCGGAAGCGGACGGTGAGCGGCTGGCCGTCTCGCCCGAGGTAGGGGATGGCGAGCATCCCTCGGTACTTCTCGTGTCCAGGCGCCGGGTCGGCGACGATCCCGAGCCGGAAGGCCAGGGCCTCGTCCCGCCCGATGCCTCGCTTCATCAGGTAGGCAGCCGTCTCGGCGGTGAGGTGGGCCTGGTAGGTGGCGACTGCCTCCTCCAGCATCTCCTTCTGGGACGTCGAGAGAGGCGTGAGCGGTTCGTGCTCGGCCAAGCTGGTTCTCCTCCTTACTTGCGCTTCCAGGCCGGCACGTAGCCGCCGCCTGGCTTCTGTCCGGGCTTCTTGCCCGCTGCCTTCCGGCCGCCTCCGTAGCGGCTGGTGTAGCCCGTCTCCTTGGCGACCGCGCCCTCCTCCAGGCCGTGCTCCTTGGCGTACGCCTTGGCCTGCTTGAAGTCGATCGCCTTGCCGAGCTGCATGTCGTGGTACTTCTCGATCAGGGTGAAGCTGTCCCCGCCATTCGCGCAGGAGTGGCAGTTCCACAGCCCCTCGTCGAGCCGGTAGCTGAACGAGGGGGTGTTGTCGTCGTGCAGGGGGCACTTGGCCATGCCCGCGTTGCGCTGGTCGTTGAAGTCCACGTCGAAGTGGTGCATGACCGAGTCGAGCAGGGGCTTGCTGTCCGAACCGCCGCCCTGGTCAGCGTCGATGCGGTGGAACCTCATGGGTGCGTCACCTCCAGGGCCTCCTCGACGGCGAGGATCAGGGCCAGGTCGGAGTCGGGGTCTTCGATGTAGGCGAAGAACGCTTCCGTCTCGTCGTGCAGCGC